CCATCGACTTCATAGAGGCCAAGAAGTTTAACTACAACCTCGGCAACGTGATCAAGTACCTCACACGCGCCGGTAAAAAATCAGAGTGCCCGATTGAGGACCTCAAGAAGGCGCAGTGGTACCTCAGCCGTGAAATTTCAAACCTGGAGAAGAACAAGTGAGCCTGGTAGAAAAGCAATACATCGTCACAAACGGCGGCGCTGGAGAGTTCGTCCTCTGGATGCTGCTGGTTATCGTGGTTGGAATCTTAGTCGGCATGAGGGAGGACAAGAATGGCAGAGGCAGGTAAGGGATCCCGGCACCGTCCGGTGCTGGACCAGGCCACGTTCGACAAGAGCTGGGACCGCATATTCGGCGGCACCAGCTCCCCGTGCGTGGACGTGTGCGACATGGACTACGCGGCGAACATATGCCGCGGCTGCTACCGTACCATGGACGAGATCTCCGCCTGGGGATTCTCAAACGAGGACGAAAAGCAGCGCATCCTCAAGAACACAGAGGAGCGCAAACAGCATGCCAAAAGTAACCACGCTTAGCCTCGCGGATCTTCTCAAGGCGCAGACACAGACCGACTCAGACCTAGCCTTCGCGAAGGTCATGGAGCTCATGGAGCGGCACGGGGTCTGCTACTGCAGATTCACAATAGAGGACGGGGTCCAGATCATCAGCCCCCGCTACAATCAACGCATATCAGGGGTTATATCGGATGCCTAAGAACTGGGGTTACTATCACGTCGACTGCGGTCACTTCCCGTCGCAGATCAAGCTCTGCTTTTCTAACGAGATTTTCCAAAAGGTCTTGGCGGATCACGGCATCACGGAGAAGGCGACCGCGCTCGACGAGGGCATCGCCGAGACGCACTACCTGACCGACGGCAAGCACGCCGTGATCATCATGGCGTTCGACCTGAAGGAGTGCGTAAACGAGGACCCGGCGTTCCTGGCCGGAGTCATCGCGCACGAGGCGACGCACTGTGTGTGCAGGATATTCGAGCACATCGGCGAGGCACCGGACGAGATCGGTGAGGAGTCGCGCGCGTACCTGACCGAGCACATCGTCAAGCAGATCACGACGGGTATCCAAGTGGAGATTGATAAGAATGCTAGAAAAGAGAATCGAGCAGCATCTAGGCAAAAGGGTCAAGGAGCTGGGGGGTCTCAGCCTAAAGTGGATAAGCACGATAACGGGGGTCCCGGATCGGATTGTGTTTCTGAAAAATCAGATCCACCTGGTCGAGCTAAAAACAGAGACGGGAAAGCTGTCAGCAAGGCAGCTCGTCGTGTTCAAAGAATTATCAGATCTCGGCTTTCCGGTAACCGTATTAAGGTCTAAGGAAGACGTTGAGGAGTTTATAAATGAAACGACTAAACCCCGAAACTAATAAGCCGTTCAAGTATGGTGATAAGAGAGAAGACGGCAAAGTTTTTAATGGGTACCGACTCGTCAAAAAATCTGGTGCCGAGTATTTTTATGAGTACTGGGTTGATGTTGAAACCTTCTTAAAGAATAGATCAAGTGTGTACAAGCACATTGAAACAAAAGAGGGCCACATTTACTCTTTGTACAAATCTGCTGAAAGAAGGGCAAAACAAAAAAATTTAGAATTTAATTTGACGTTGGAATACTTAGTCAGCATTGCCCCAGATTTCTGCCCAGTTTTCAAAACAGAATTTATTTGGGGTTACGGACGAAGGGGCTACTCAGGAGAAAGCCCAACACTAGACCGAGTTTTTAACAATCTAGGTTACATAAAAGAAAACGTTGTTTTTATATCCAAGAAGGCGAACACCGCAAAATCAGACTACCAGTGCGAGGACCTGTATAAGCTCGCGGACTGGTTGCACGACAAAGAAAAGGAAGTATTAAATGCTCTACAAATCACAAATGCACGCGTACCAAAAACAAATGGTCGCGCAGGCAAAAAGAACACCGCACATGGGGCTGTTCATGGAGCCGGGCCTGGGGAAGACTGTGACGGCTCTCACCATTATCAGGCAAACCCCGAACTCGGGTCGGACTTTGGTCATTGCACCTAAGCGAGTCGCTGAGTCAGTCTGGGCCCAGGAGTGCCAGAAGTGGGATCACCTCGAGGACACGCGAGTTATCAAGCTCATGGGGACCCCAAAGGAGCGCCTCAGCGGGCTCTACACGTTCGACGCGGACCTGTACATCATCAACGTCGACAACGTCCCCTGGCTGATTGAGAACTGGATGCCGGGCCTCTTCGAGAACCTGATCGTTGACGAGAGCTCCAGGTTCAAGGACCCCAGCACGAAGAGGTTCAAGGCGCTTAAGAAGGTGCTCAAGGACTTCAAGAGACGGCTGATACTGACAGGCACCCCAACGCCCCAGGGTGTGGGCGACCTCTGGGCCCAGGTCGGCATTCTGGACATGGGGGCTCGATTGGGGAAGACACTGACCTCGTTCCGTGACGAGTACATGTACGCAGCGGAGAGGAACCGGCACACGAACGTGGTCTACAAGTGGGCTGTTAAACCCGGCATGGAACGTCAGATCATGGACAGAGTCTCAGACATATGCTTCAGCCTGCGCGCCGAGGACTACCTGACGCTGCCCGCCCTGACGAACTTGTACCATACAATTACGTTATCGTCGGAGGTTATGGCTAAGTACAAACAACTTCGTAGGGAGATGGTGAGTGATATTGATGGAAAAGAGGTCACAGCGGTATCGGCGGCTGCGCTTGCGAACAAGCTGCTTCAATTTACGAGCGGGACAATTTATTCGGAGGAGGGCGATGCTGTTTCACATAGTGAAAAGCTGGAGTACCTTGAGTCGCTGGTCGAGGAGAACCCTCACCCTACTCTTGTCTTTTATCACTACAAGACAGCGCTAGAGAAGATAAAGCAGGCGTTCCCCGAGGCCCAGGTTCTGTCGGACGACAACCTGGACATGTGGCGCGCGGGCAAGATCAAGATCATGCTCGCGCACCCGCAATCTGGTGGCATCGGGCTGAACCTGCAGTGCAAGGCGGGGCAGCTGGCCCAGGTTGTGTGGTATGAGCTGCCTTGGAGCTCGGAGAACTACATCCAGGCCAACGCTAGGGTCTACCGCCAGGGCCAGGAGAAGCCCGTGATCATTCACCACCTGCTAGCTAAGGGTACGATTGATGAGCGGGTTATAAAGGTCCTGGAGGGTAAGATAACCGGCCAGGACGCGGTCATGGAAGAACTAAAAATGGAGGTTTAATTGGACAAAGTAGAACTAACAAACGAGCTAATAAGGATCGCCAAGCCGGCAGGGATCAACATTGTCGAGGCGACATCTCTCGACCAGGAAACTCGCAGCCTGAACCTGGACAGCCTGGACACTCTGATGTTTACGATTTACCTGGCCGACCTGTACGGGATACCGGAGGAGAAGCTCAAGGAGCTCAGCCCGATGCGAGTCACGGAGCCAGACGGCTCCCAGCGCCCGAGCATGACACTGAAGATGATCTTCGACTTTGTCGACAAGCACAAGACCAAGGAACCAGAGAACCTAGCGGAGGCAGTCAAAAACCTAAAATGAGAATCTACCTGACCAAGTACGAGACCATGAGCACGGAGGAGACCCATGTGATCTCAGACGCCGTGTTCCCCCAACGAGTGCACTGGTTCCCCGAGACCTATGAAAAGACCAAGACGGGCATGTTTCAGGTGCCCAAGAGGGTTGTCGACCGCTTGATTACCCCGAGCATCATAGAGCACGTCTGCAAGAACAAGGCGCCTGGCAAGGTGGGGTTCATACTCGCTGGTGGGTCGCAGGTGTGGGGGACCGGAGGCGTTCCGCTGTACGATAAGTGCCTCACCAACTCTCTTGCGTACTCGTACAAGGTCGAGGTGCTAAACGTCACCAACATATTTGGGGCCAGGGTAGCGTCGCAGCTAAGCGCCAACGACTACGTGGCGACCGACGCCAGCACCTGCGCGTCAAGCCTGAAAGTTATGATGGACGTGAGGCACCTCATACGCGACTACGACTTCGACCGAGTGTACGTGCTCGGCATAGAGGACTCGATATGCAACACGGTGCTCAACTTCTTTGGCTCGGCGAAGGCCAACATCTGCCTGGATGACTACGAAAAAGGTGCCAGGCCCTCTGCGTTTGATTCCAGCAACGGAGGGTTCTATCTTGGCCAGGGCGGCGTTCTTGCCGTGTTCGAGTCTGAGAGGTCAGTGGCAGCGTGCGACTCCCCGGTCCGTGCTGAGCTGCTTGGCGCTTACACAGCGGCCGAGGATAACACTAACCCACTGGGCCAGCGCGCAGACGGAAAGGGCTACAAGCGAGCCATAGAGGGCGCGACAAAAGGGTTTGACCACGGAGAGATCAAGATAATTAAGACGCACGGCACCGGCACGTCAATTAACAATTTGTCGGAGCGTGCAGCGATCGAGCACTACTTTGATGATTTTGTGGCTACGTCGTACAAGCAAAGGATTGGCCACACCGTGGGAGCCAGTGGTTTGCTGGAGACCTGCTTGCTGTTAAACGATATAAAAAATGACGTTATCCCTGAAATTATAAATAGGACCGAGTATGATAATAAGTTCACGTCTTTCCCACAAAAGCCACCCAAAGGTCTCATGCTCTCCCTTGCGGCGGGGATGGGGAATACCTATTCCGCAGCGTTATTTAGCCCTGCATGAAATTTTAACGCACAAGAAAAAGTGCTGCGCCGCCCCTCGTCTGTCGGACGAGGAGCCGGACCTGATGGAGCAGGAAGACGTTGAGGGCATCCAGGGCCAGGAGTCGGATGGGTGGCTGCCATGGACTAACGAGGACATGATCGACATCAAGCGAGTCATGGAAACGAAGATGCCGGTTAAGCAGAGAGAAATCCTCGAGGCATTTTTGATGGGTCATAACGCCTCTGACATTGATGTAACCGAAAAGTATTGGCGGTATCACCTAAAGAGCGCGTTTAATATTCTTAAGATGGAGCTTGGCGCACAATGAAGCACTGCGATA